TAAGGAACATCAATGGCAACAGAAATTGAACGCAGTAGGGGTCGGCCACAAAATTACAAACCAGATCGCGGTGGAGTACCAGCTGAGTTTGGGCCATTCTACGGCGTTGTTAAAAACAATATTGATCCAACTCGCACAGGACGACTAGAAGTTTACATTACTGCATTTGATGATGGTAGTGAAGCAAAAACCTCCAAGTGGACCACAGTAAGTTATCTGCCCAGCTTTTTTGGAAATACTCCAGCAAACCCATCAGCTACAGGCGTTGGCAGTTTTGTGGATGGTAATCCCAGCAGTTACGGCATGTGGTTTACTCCACCTGACATTGGAGTAACTGTGTTGTGTGTGTTTGCTAACGGGGACCGAAGCCAAGGATATTATATTGGAGTTGTGCCTGACCAGGCAGTTGGACACATGGTTCCGGCCATTGGCGCAACCACGGCATTTGTTACAGAAAATCAAAATCAAGCCAGCTATTTTGCTGGTGCCACTGCGCTGCCTGTGGTTGAAGTCAATACCAACAATGCTGCCATTGTCAGTTCAAGTAGATTTTTTGACAAGCCTAAGCCTGTGCAGAGTGTGATTGCTAGTGCAATGTTTCAGCAAGGGTTGATCAAAGATCCTGAGCGTGGCCCTATTCTAAGTAGCAGTCAACGAGAAACACCTAGCGCAGTGTATGGAATTTCTACACCTGGAATGGCCATCTATCAAGGTGGCATGCAACCAAGCGAAATAAAACAAAAAATTGATGCAGGAGAACTAAAACCACAAGACGCCAAGGTAATTGGGCGTGTGGGCGGACATACTTTTGTCATGGACGATGGCGATATTGAAGGTAACAATCGACTGTTTCGATTGAGAACAACTTCTGGACATCAGATCACCATGAGTGACACTGGTAACTTTTTCTATGTGACACATGCCAATGGCCTGGCCTGGTTTGAACTTGGCGCCGAAGGCACACTGGATGTGTTTGCCACAAATTCAATCAACCTGCGCACTCAAGGTGACATTAACCTGCATGCTGATCGTGACATCAACATGTTTGCCGGCAGAAATTTCAAAGTCAGTGCAAAAGAAACTGTGCATTTAGAAGCTGGTATTGATTTCAAAGCATCTGCACAAGAAAGTTTTAACTTGTACAGCAAAGCAACCATTGGCGTCAAAGCTGATGGGTCATTGGCTCTTGACAGTGACGGCGGTAGTTGGGCAGGAGGCAGTGCTTTGGTATTCAAAGCAGACGGCATTGATCTTAACGGCCCAGACGCAGACGCAGTTGATCCAATTGATCCTATTACCACAACAGTTATGGATGACACTTCATTCTCCACATCTGAAGGATGGAAAGTTGATAGTGGAGCATTGACCAGCATTGTCAGCCGAGCCCCCACACACGAACCTTATCCTTATCACAATACAGGAGTGGATGCAGAAGTAAATCAAGAAGAAGGCGAACCTGAACCGCCACCAGGAGCAGTGTCTGTACCTGCTGGAGTTGAAATAGAGAGAACAGAATGAGTACTTTTAACTTTACACTACCAGACGGCAAAGCATTCAACCTCAAAGGCCCTGAAGGCATGAGTTTTGATCAAGCTCAGGCTATTTTTAACCAACAGTCTGACTCAGGATCCCTAGTTGGGGTCAAAGTAGGAGGAGCAATCAATGCCGCCACACAAGCTGCCGGAGGACTTGCTGCCGCCAGATCTCAACTGTCTCAAGGCCTAGGTAGGTTAACAGGTGCACTAGGTGTAGGTACTAATTTAAATTCTCTCACATCGTCTTTGGGGCCATTAGGAGCAGCCGCAGCCGGGCAAGCAAAATCAGCCTTAGCAGGTGGCGCCGCTGCCTTTAATTCATTGACCAGTGGAGCAAGTGCTGCCACTGGAGCAATCAGCGCAGGGTTATCTGCTGCCACAGGTGCAGCCGGGGTAGTCACAGGTGCGACCAGTGCAGTCACAGGAGCATTGACTGGTGTGGCAGCACAAGCAGGCAGCGTAGCAAACACCGCAATCAAAACAGTGACTGGTGCCCTGGGACAAAATCCCGTCAGCGGAATTGGCATTGCAGATTTTGCCAAACAGGCACCAGCTTTGGCTGGTCTAGGAAGTATGAGTTTGCCTGATGTGACTGGAACACTGGCACAAGCGGCCAAACTGGTAGGACAAGCCACTGGCGAAATATCAAATACACTGGGTGCTGGCAAGTTTGGTCTTGATGCCACACAGTTAGAAAGAACTGGAATGATCAAGCCAGGCACGGCCGCAACATTTTTAGCTGGAGGGTCAGCTGATCTTGTTGATGTTTTAAAAAGCCCCACAGTGTGGACAGGCAAAGCCGGCGTAAAAAGTCTTGATGGATTACTAAACAATACTGAACTACAAGACAAGCTACAACAAAATTTAATGGCTGACGGAATCGGGGCATTAAAGCAAGCAGGAGTTCCAGTGGACAAATTGACTCCTCAAGCACTGGCAGGAGTGGCAACCAACGCTGCCAAAAGTGTCAGCGATACACTGGCCTGGGCCAAAGGATCTGTTAGTTTGCCAGCATACGTTAAAGCATCGTTTGACAACACAGTGACCAATAGTGCTTTTGCTGTAACTCTCACGCAGACCAAAGTAGATGATTCTTTATTAAAAGAAAAAGTAATTGAACCAGCATCAAACACAGTAAACACTGCGAGTGTAACAGCCGCAGCCAGTCGAGTGGTTGGCAATGACAAGGTTCCTAGCATTTCTGCAACCAACGGCGATAACAGCGCAAAAAGCACTGTGACTGCAGGCCTTGAATTCTTACAAAGCATCTCTTCACAATTACAAAGTTTAACTGCAACTGTGGAAAATTTAAAAACTCAGTCTAGTATTTCTCAAGTGCAATGGAACACAGTCAATGAAGAATTGTTGATGATCAAAGCAACCTATAGCAATAGCGCAACAGGTTATGAACAAGATGCAATTGAAGCAGTTAATTCACTACCAAATTCTGATCCACAGAAAGCTCGACTGTTAGGCTCAGTCAATAGTTTTCGATCTTTGCAGAAGCAGGTCGTTGCTGCCATACTGGTATTGAAAAAAGATATTGCTGACTTGGCCAACAAAATTGTCACATAAATATTACCATGACTACATTCGTTGGCTTCAATACACAAAATCAATACAAAAAGTTTACTCTAATAGACTTTGAATTAATCAAGCGGGATCTGTTGAATGCATTTAACATTCGCCAGGGTCAGCTGCCAGGCCGCCCAGGCTATGGCACAATCTTGTGGGACTACTTGTTTGAAAATCAAATTGAAGCTGTGCAACAAGGTATCATTGCTGAAGTGCAACGAGTAGGTGGTGGCGACCCTAGAATTTACATCAGCCAGGTCAATGTGTATCCGCAATTGAATGGCATGTTGATTGAATTAGAACTGCAAGTTGTAGGCACAACCAATGCAGAAATCCTAAGCATTTTCTTTAACCAACAACAACGCAACGCCACATATGTATAACTGCGTGGTTTTTAATGTCCATAAATAACTTAAAGGTTACTAGGAAATGGCAAAAACCACACGACAAACAGCGATATTTGGAGTTGAAGACTGGAAACAGATCTATCAAACTTATCGCGAAGCAGACTTCCAAAGTTATGATTTTGAAACTCTACGCAAGAGTTTTGTAGACTACCTGCGTTTGTATTACCCAGAAACTTTCAATGACTATATTGAAAGTTCAGAATACATTGCATTGCTAGATGTTATTGCGTTTATGGGCCAAGCAATGGCTTTCCGTACGGACCTTAACACTCGCGAAAACTATTTGGACACAGCTGAACGCCGAGATTCAGTGGTCAAGCTGGCCAACCTTGTGAGCTACACAGCCAAAAGAAACACTGCGGCAGAAGGCCTACTCAAAGTTTTCAACATAACAACCACAGAGAATGTGGTGGATTACAATGGTGTTAACCTCAGCAATGTGACCATCAACTGGGCTGACCCCACAAACTTTGACTGGTTAGAACAGTGGACAGCAGTTATCAACGCCACCTTGGTAGACAGCCAAAAAGTTGGTCGTCCGGGCAACAGACAAACTCTGCTGGGAGTAAACACCAGCGAATATGCCATCAATCTAGTGCCCGGCTTCTTGCCAATCATTCCTTACACTGCCACAGTGGACGGTGTAAACATGCCTTTTGAAGCCATGTCATCCACCAGTGCTGGCCGAGATTACCTGTACGAACCCAGTCCTGTTCCCAACTCCAGCTTTAACATTGTGTATCGCAATGATCAGTTGGGTTTCCAGTCAGCCAACAACGGCTATTTTTTCATGTTCAAGCAAGGATCGTTGCAAAGTCAAGATTTTAACTTGGCCGAGCGTATCAGCAATCGTGTGGTCAACATCAATGTGGAAGGTGTCAACAACACAGACCGTTGGTTGTTCCAGTTGGACAATGTAGGAACTGTCTCTAGAGAGTGGACCTACACTGAAAACATTTACACCGCAGCCGCTGAACAACAGCAACAACTGCGTCCAATCTATTCAACCACCAGTCGTACCAATGACCAAATTACCATGGTGTTTGGCGATGGTGTATTCTCAGAAATTCCTGTGGGCACATTCCGTGCTTATGTTCGTGCATCAAATGGCTTGCAGTATATTATCAATCCTGAAGAGATGCAGAACATTGTGCTGCCTGTCAGTTACATTGACCGCAATGGCAACCTGCAGACAATCACATTCACCTGTGGCATCACACAACCTGTGAGTAATGCACAGTCTCGTGAAAGCATTGACGCAATCAAACAACGAGCTCCTGCTAGATACTACACACAGAATCGCATGGTCAACGGTGAAGACTACAACCTGTTTCCATACACACAATACAACAGCATTATCAAAAGCAAGGCATTGAACCGTGCCAGTATTGGTACCAGCCGTTATCTAGATCTAGTTGACAACACTGGCAAGTACAGTTCCACAAACACTTTCAGCAGTGATGGTGGCATCTGGGAAAACAACATCCTGCCCACAGTGCTGTTTACCTATACCAATCGCAACGAGATTGCGGACTTTATCAGCAACTCAATACAGCCAGCTTTGTTGGAAGCCACAATCAAACAATTCTACTATGCTAACTTTCCTAGAATTGACACTATTAATGCACCAGGTACTTCTACTGTTGGTAGTACCTGGAATCAAAGTACAACATTGGCCAACGAAACAACTGGTTATTTTAAAAATGGTGGCGGAGCACCAGTAGCACTAGGCGACTACAGCAGTACCGACTTCAAGTATGTGGTACAAAGTTGCCTGATTAACTTTGTTGCACCCACAGGTTATTATTTTGATGCCAACAACCGACTCAAAGCTGGTATTCCGACTCGCCCTGAAGAGCGGTTGGAGATTTGGGCTAGTCCTACAAAGATCACTGGCGACGGCGACAATGGTGGAGCAGGCAACTTCTCCAATGGGCAAGGACCAGTCACACTCAACAACTTTGTCCCAACAGGAGCAATAGTTAACGTAGTGATTCCTGTGTATGTTACCACATTGCCATTGGCACTGCAAGATGAGATTCAGCAACAGATTTTGTTGTTGCGTAATTTTGGTCTTGGTTACGATAACGATGGTCTTGTTACAGGCACAGCAGGCACATGGTATTTGATTACTAGCACAAACTTGGATGTTGACTCAACTTGGAGTCAGACTACTCCTGGTCAGGCTGGCAACACGGATGGAGTAAATTCAGATGCCAGCTGGATGGTACAGTTTGTTGTGCAAAATGGCACATACACTGGCACATTCCGTGGCTTGGCCTACTACTTTGGTTCAGTGTTGCAAACACGATTCTTCTTTTACGGCGATCAAAAGATCTACGACAGTCGCACAGGAACCACAATCAAAGACTTTATCAATGTGCTGGCAGTAAACACACAGCCTGATTCATCATCACCATTGCCCGGCGATATCTTTACCACCAT